AATGAGTCCGACACGATGTCCGCGCCCATAACCAATGCTGCTTTCCCGATTTCCTCGCCTACTTCACGAGGTACGCCAGCTTCGAATAGCACTACGGCCCCAGACAGAGTGGCGACTCTGAGAGGCTCCTTGCAAATAATCTTCATGAAAAATCCTATTTAGTCTTAGTGGTGTATTTTTTGCCGTTCCAAGTAAAAGTCTTGTAGCCCTTTTTTCTTGCGGCTGCGAAAGCAGATCTAAAGTCCTTCGCCGCTGTGGAATCTTTTCTAAACGTCTTATAAGTGCCAGCCTTGGTCTTCACGCCGCCCGTAACATCTTGTGACTTGCTTTGCGCGACAGCCCTAGGATTACGCTTGCCCCCTTTTGTTTCGGGTGCCGGTGATGCATCGTAGTTACGATTAGTCTTTGTATTTGCACTTCCAGAGCTAGCAGCAGCTTTTGCAATTCCGCTGGAGTACCTCTTGGGTGATCTTGGTTCAACCCTCGCCTTAGAACGAGTAGCTGCTCTTCTTTGTCTGCGTCTAGTACCAGGATTCATATAGCTATCCTTAAAAAAGCCCCCCGAAGGGGGCGATCATTATTACTGAGCGGTATCGAGGCAGATGACTCCAAAGTCTTCTACGCCGCCGTTTACGTCGCTGTTGTACTTAGGCTTGCGAAGACCGAAGATCTTGCCTACCGAAATACCCAGCTGGTTACCGTAGTCAAAGGTATCTTCTACGATATCGGGCAGACCAATGTCAGCCATAGCCAGTGCTTGAGCGCCGACAAACAGGGCTCGTGCTCCGTCGATGTTTGCGTCCGCGCCCCACTTGTAGCCAGCTGCACCAGCGTTGCTAGAAGCACCGGACGTTGCGCCTTCGGTTGAAAAGACGTGTCGGAACTCATGGACCATGACGCCATCAACCATCAGGCTAGAGGAACCAGCAAACAACTCGTTGTTGGGTCCACGAACACCTGCGTTACGGACGTTAGCTAGGAAGTCTGAGTCCAGCTTCAGACTAGCCATCTGCTGTGGAGTAACAAACAGGTGGAACACCTCTTGGTTACCCGCAGCTCGCATACCACGAATAAAGTTATCCTTGGCGTATGCCTTCAGATTCACAATGTGGCTATAAGCAAGCTTGTCCGTAGCTGTGATTGCAGTCGTGTCACCAGCTAGAAGGTTTGAACCGCTGATGCGTCGGTGCCGGTTGGTGGTAGGAGCAGAGACATCTGAAGCAAACTCCAGGTCTACCAGCTCGTGTCCAGCAGTACCGGAAGTAGTTCGCAATCCGCCGTTAGTCTTCGACGTATAAGCAACACCTGACAACGTCAAGAACGCCAGCTGGTCCATACGGTCAGCCATGGCATATGCCAACATGTCGCGTGAAGTCTCACGGAAGTTAACGATCGTCTTCTGATCGGCAACTCGGCCAGCAATACGGTTCGCGAAGCGCAACTGATCCAGCTCAATGGTGATGTCATACGCGCGGAGGGCTTCTTCGTTACCTTCCAGAGTATTGTCACCAGTGATACCGTCTCCAGTCATGTCAGCGAGCAGCGTCAAGTTAGCCTTGGTGCCTTTCTCCGACTTGGTAAGCTCAGTAATCCGCTGAACAGCAGCGTTCTGACCAGTACCAGCGAACTGGTTAATGAAAGAAGCGTTACGAGCAACGCGCCAAAAATCACGGGACCACGCCTGAAGCTGGTCACCCGAGAGTGTTCCAAAGTTAGTATTAGCCATTTTTTGGCTCCTTTAGTGCATAGATAAAAGTTGATGGCACAGCGCCACCGTTTTTAGCCGACTTAAAGGAGCGGCTAATCCGTATCTCCGTATCGTGGAGCGACGAACTAGCGCTTATTAACGAGGGGCGACCTCGGCTTGTTTTACGCCTGTGCAGGCGAAGACGTTTTTAGCGTGACCGACACGATCAGATATCGTTCTGATGGACGAACCTATCATGTATATTAGCGTGGGTAATAATATGAAGCAAGCCATTTATACCCTGTAACTACCACGATTCTTCTTCCTGCTTACAACAGTGGTGTTGCTGCTTTTGTTGTTTCGTGGATTACCATCTTTATGATGCACGTCTTTCTTGTCACCTTTTTTAACCTTTCCTTTTGCTAAAGCAGCTCGGCGCGCTTTGTTGCGGGCGGCACGACGCTTCTTCTCCGCGTCTGTCTTGTGATACTCATACTCTTTTTTGTAGTTACGCGTGTTAGCCATGACCTCACCTGTGTCGAGATGTTTTCTTTGCAATCTTCTTCGGCTGAGAAGAAAACTGCTTCCCTTTGGCGGTGTCAGCACGCTTCTTACGGGACGTAGCGGCGTATTCTTTCTTACTTAGAGACTCACGGGCTTTTTTCGGTAAGTACCGCTCGCCGGTAGCCTTGCTGCCCTGGGTGCTGTTCTTCCCGCTCTTAGTGCCCCACTTCTCTTTTGTCCACTTTGAAAGAGACTTCTGAGCTTCTGTCTTGGGGCCTGTATAACCCCCACCGGATTTTTTATACCGCTGCGTAGCCAGTTGCGCCTTCCTAGCGCTCCACTGCCCCGGCTTCCCGCCTTTAGAACCAGCTTTTACTGATGCAACGATGCGCTTCCATTTCGGCTCATCTTTTCGGGCCATTGGTTCAGTAGCTCCTGCGCTTGGCCTTGGCTTTGGGCTTAGCCTTTGCCTTGGCCTTAGCTGCCGCTGCGCGTCCTGCTTTCGTGTACGGATACTTCTTTCCACCTACATTTGGCATAGCTAGCTCCCTTTTTTCCACTTGTTTGAGGGTGATTTAGTCTTGCTGGGTGACCATTTGACCTTGTCGGCCCAATACGCGGCTGACATCTTTCCTTTAGCGATGTTTTTACCGTGACGTGACTTAAATGCCTTCCTCTGCCCCGCCGTTTGGTTGGTTTTGACGCCCTGTTGACCAAAACGAATGGTTTTGACCTGATCACCTTCCTTCGCCACCACGATGTGCGACTTTTTCGGGTGAGACGGGGTGCGTTTCGGCTTGTTGAAGCCAGATACACCCGCTCGCTTTAGTCGAGAGTCTTTTTCACTAGGCATTACAAGAGATCTCCTCGCAATCGTTTGATGGTTGCATCAGGAAGCGCGTTAAACTCGTCTTCCGTCATGTTGCTAATGTCCAACGCCTTCTCCCCGCGTGCAGCAGAGCTCTCCCCAGGTAACTCGGGCGGTTGCGACTTAGCTGCTTTGAGCTTTTTGTTTACCTCGGCCCGCTTTTTGGCAACTTCGTCCTGCATAGGAGCCGCTGTTTGCGTCAAAGTGGACTCCTGCGCGACATCAGTAACCAAATCGTGGTCCTTAATGACGAAACTGGCAGCTTTTGACAGTGCGTCTACCGCCTCGAAGCCCTGAACGATGAATGCGTCGCGCAAATCGATGACTTCTTGAGTGAAATCGGCGTTATATTCGGCGGCGTTCTGATCAAACACCGGGAAATTAGCCTCTAGCTCGTTCGCAGCAGCCTGTAACGCGGTCGCCTGTGCGTTTTGCGACACTGTTTGCTGCATCTTCTGGCCCATGTCGAACTCAAGCTGGGTTTTTTCGGCGGTACGGATCTGCTGTCGGAGCTGCACAGCCTCTGCTTCCTTGCCGTCGAGCAGTAAGTTCATGTACTCGCGCTCTTTCGCGTCAAAGTCATAGGAATCAGGCGCATCCGCAGCGGGTTCTTGCGCTTTCTTCATGTCCTCAACCTGCTTCTGAAGCGCTTTTTGCTTCGCAAGCACCTCATCTAGCCGCGATTTCGGCACCATGGGCTTACTAGTAGTAACGTCGGGCTCCTGGGCGGGCTCCGGCGCTGCTTCTTCAGCAACAACTTCTTCAGTTTCCTCGGCTACGGGCTCCTCTTCGGCTGCCGTTTCCTCTGCTTCTTCGGCTTCTTCGGCTTCGGCGACTACCTCTTCCTCGACCGCTTCCTCAACCTCTTCGGCTTCGGCAACCGGCTCTTCCGTGGGCTCATCGCCCAAACCGAAATTCAGATCAAGTGTTTCATTCTGCTCTGTGGCTTTATCGGCACCGGGCATAGCATCAAAAACGGTGTCGAACTGATCGGTTGGGGTATCTTTCTTCGCCATAAGGCAATCTCCTATTGGGGGTTACGAAAATTCGGTACATCTGTTTGCTTCGGACGGGCTGCTTGCTTCTTGGCTGATGTCTGCATAGCCGTAGCAGCCATACGCGTTGCAGCATTCGTTTCCGACTGACTGCGACGTGTCTCGTTTGTAAGGTCAGCAAGCTCGCGTCGTAACATCAGCTCCTGTTCCTTCATACTCATCTTGCCTTGCAGCTCAGCGACTCTGACCTGCGGATCAACCTCGGCGATATCCTGAACCTTGGCAGCGTTGAGTGCGGCTTCGGTCTGCGTCTTCTTAACGTCTGCGTCGAGCTGCGCGATCTCAAGCTGCAACTTCTGAATAGCCATCTGTTGCTGCATCGCCATAACCTCGGCCTGCTCCGGTGTAGGCGGCTCAGCACCAGTAATCTGACGGATACGCTTAGCGAGCTCACCCTTCTTGGCGAGGTGGCTATATTCAATAATCGCGTCATCAGGAATAGCCACGCCCACTTGGCGAAGGTTGAGGGCTTCAGCGAACTGAACCTCATCAAACGAGTCGCGCGCAGGTGCAGTAGCAATAACTACGTCGTACTCACCAAGGGTCAAGTCATTGAGAATCTGACCTTCGGGGGTCATCTCGTTAACTACCATAGGCTCTCTAGGTTTCAGCGGGTCACTGTCGTCTGTGACCATAATGATGCGCTGCTCGGTATAGAACGCTTGCACCAGATCGAGCACCTTTTCGGCTAGGTACTGTCGGGACTTACGCAAGTTATCTAGCGGCACCTGAATCATTACCACGCCACGATTCTGCTTGGCTTGTATAGCTACGCCCGACACTTCGGCGCTGTCTGATCCCAACATGCTGTCGTTGATGCCAGAAATCGTCTTAATGTTGAGCGCTGCCTTCTGGCTGATACGGTCTAAGCCGGTCGGGATCTGGTTGGGTTGGATCTTTGTCGGCGGTGATGAGCCACGGTTGTATTCGACAACCAGGCCCGTCTCTGCGCCATGCTCTTCCAAGTCGTCAGCGGACATACCTACCAGCGACCCGCTCTCTACCATCCAGCCACTATTAGCTGTGGTATTAACGATATGCAGCTCTTGGCTGGCGATCTTGTTTAGCTGCTCCTGCGGTGAGAGCAAGTTTCGCACCATGCCGAATGGTCGCCCTCGGCGGAAATACGCGAAGAAAGGCACGATGGTGAGATCGTTATACGGGCTCCAGTCATCATGCAGCACGATGTGGTCGCATGTCACAGTCCACCTGACTCGCCGCTTCACCTTACTAATAATGTCTAGACCGTACTGCTTGGCGAACTTCTTGGCCTTAGCGTCAGACCAGTTCTCTGGTACATCTCTCGTGTCGCCTGTATTAGGGTCCACGTAGCAGTCAACACGGTGCATGCGTTTGTGCTGGCGCTCGATGACTCGCAAGGATCTGACGTTGCGGTACTCGTCTTCGCCGGGCACACCTGCGCCGAAATAGTCGTCTGCAGAGTCTGTATCACCGAAACGATTCTCCTCGTACTCAATGGAATCCCTGCCGAATCCAGACCCGTTCTCAGCAATGAAGCGCAAATCCTCGGCCTTCTTCTTGCCGTACAGCTCTTCGATCTCGTCCAGAGTCATCCACTTAGTCTCGAATACTTCGTTCCAGCTCTTGGGGTCTGAGTCCTTGGCGTCTGGGTCAATCAGAATATCGAGTGGGTCTTTGGCGGTTATGCGAATCTCGCCTTCAACGTGATCGCTGAAGTCCATGCGGACATCAAAATAGCCACGGCCATCGAGGATCAAACCGTCGCTGAATACCTGCTGCTCGACCCAATCTAACTTGTTGTTGTCAGCAATCTGCATGTACAGCTTGGTCAGGGTCTGGGCAACGTCCATTTCTCCTGCACGGCGAGGCTTAAACTGCACGTCTGCTCGGCGTGTGGACTGCTCGCCTAGTACCGTATTAACAGTTGGCAAAATTGTATTAATAGTAAGAGCTGGTCGCCCTTCACTGTCTAGGGCATGCAGATCATCCAAGTCCCACTGATCGCCGCGATAGAAG